TTAGAAAACTTTTCTGTTAGATATGAAACTTCATCTTCGTCATACTCCAAATCTATTAGTGCGTCTTTCAAAGGAATAGTTGTTAAACTAGGTTGGGGGAAAACAGTTTGAATTGTCATAAAATTTAAGCCGACTTGATCGGCAATGTCTTGCCTTACCCCAACAAATATACATCTGGTTCGAGTCTGAGATACTCCAAAATATCTACTATCTAATACTTGATATGAAACATTATAACCAATCTCTTCAAATTTATTTAAAATCTGATTAAGATAATTCTTTGCCTCTCCAACAGTCAATCCTTTTACATTTTCTGCAATAATTACTTTAGGGCGAATATCATCTGCAATACGCAAAAAATCAAAGAATAGGTCTTCAATATTTTCTACGATCTTTCCATCTGAATATTTTTTAGTCTGCCCCCACCCATCAGAATGTTTACCACTTTCTTTGCGTGTCATTACATTACCATCAAAATCAAGATATTCCGTTTCAATACTATTGTGAGATAGTTTCCCTGCAACAGAAAATGCAGAGCATGGTGGCGAACCATCCAGAATATCTATCTCCCCGACTTTTACTCCAGCTGCATCCAAGAAATGTTGCCCAGTCAATTCTTTAATATCGCCAGGCAGAATAGGTGTCTCTGGATAGTTTTCTTTATAGGTATTACATGCCTCTTCTACAAACTCATTTACTGCAAGAACCTTACCACCAGCAAGACGATAACCAGTGGAAGATCCACCACCACCGGCAAAAGTTGAAATCACTTTAAATTTGTTCTGTTCAGATGCATCATATACATCTTGTAAATTGTATGGTTTGTAAATCATCTTAAAAATTCCTCTAATGTTGGTGTACTATTTAGCACATACCAATCGCGGCAAATATCCATAACTCTTGTCCTATTTCTAAAATTAATCTCATTGTTATCGATTAATGATTCGAATAGCTCTATTATACCAGAATTTATCTGTAAGTTCAAGTGTTTTTTTACATTTCCTATCAATTTAAATTGCTCGAAAGCATTTCGAACATGGTGTTTCTCAGATGGTTTGTTCAATTGCTCCCAAGTATGCATATAGAAGAATGCCTTTACAGATTGATCTAGATATGGAACAATAAGTTTTTTATCGTGTTGCATAGAAACTGCTTTATGCCAAGGATAATTCGCACATTTGTCTGGACGAAAATAATCTTCTCTAAATTCATCAAACAACTCTTGAGTATGACGATAATGCATCATCGCTTTTTTAGAAATTCCATAATATCCATCTGCTGCCCAACCAGAAAGAACTTCTGTTTGTTCTATTTCTGGATAGACATATAAAAATGGGTATGTGCATTCATATGCAGTCTTCTTTTTGCAGCCAAGTTGTGATAGTTTTTTAAAATCCGATATAAGATTTTTTGTCGGAATAGTTACTCCAGTAAATTTCCAACCAAATATTTCTGATACTTCTTTTGCCTTTTGAAAATCATAAGAAACATGAGTATCTAAATGAAAACTATATGCATGAATTTTTTTACCCACATCAGATGCAGCAAATGCCACTGAGAGGGAGTCAACACCCCCACTCAGCAGCACAGCAACTTCATTATCTTTTGATCGTCTTTCGACAACTTCACATAATATATTTTTTATCATATGCTTTCTTTTTGATTACTTTTCAAACAATTCAGCAAATATATTCTTGGGTTGCTGTGATTTTTTAAGGACATTATTACTACGCAACCACAACTCTAGTAACTCGTTTGCAGATACACTTGGGTTGCCCACAGTATTATATTTTACACTATCATAATCCAGATTTTTAAATTCATCTACAATGTTAGGTTGGTGTTGTTTTATAAAAAAATGACTTGATGGACTGTATTTAAGAATATTTCCAGTTTTAACGGTTCCAGCACCACCACCTACTCGTTGAACAGCAAAATCTGCCTTTTCGGGATTTACAATTTCAAAATAATCTTTAAATTGTGAAAATTTATGAATTGGAATTATTTTTCTTTTTTCTTTTTTCCTAACCCATATCTGCGCGGCGCACCAAACATCATATTTATTATTATTAAATAAAAAACTATTATCTGGTACTGTTTCATCATAAATCATATGAAAATCTAAACTAAGCCTGTTTAATATACTTGTTTTTCTAAAAGTCCTAGGAATAACAAAACTAATCGACTCGCTAAAAGAGGCCGCATGATTAAAAAAATCAATAGCAAGGCGTGAATTTTTTCCAAAAGGAGGATTTCCAATAGTATGAATTTTACTATTGGGGTTGCTTGGTTTCCACTCAAAAAAGTTTTGTTGAATAATTCCAATGCCTTTTGGATCTAAATCTAATCCTATTCTTTTATCTGGATCCATTAGATTATAAAAGTTTCCCGAACCAGCACTTGGCTCTAGTAATATGTCCGCGGCAGACAGATCCACATGCTGTTGAATAGTATCATAAAAAGTTGCAGCATAGTCTGGGGATGTATAAAATTGATCAAGCTGCTTTGCTTTTGAAAGTTCTTGGTTTACTTTTGACTTCATATGGTAGTTCAATTCCTCTGTAATTAGTTTTGTAAACAGCGTGTGGTACGCCAATATTTATTAGTGAATCGATTTTAATTCCAGCCTGAGTTCTTCGCTGCTTGTCACTATCAATTTTTGCGTCAATTGAAACAATTCCAGAATTAACACTGTTATAAATTTCACTGCGTCGATCTTTCCAAAGTTTTTTATTTTCTTGCTGAGCTTGCTTTCCATAAGGAATAGATTTAACATAATCAACAAATGGATTCATAATTTCTTCGTTCAAGTCGCCAAACATTTTATTATAATACTCAGGAGTCCACTTAAATTCATAGACAAGAACAAATTTTTTATTATATTTATCAACTTGATTCCATTGACCAATAATTAATTTAAAAGAATTATTTTTACATTCCTTCATAAATCTTATAAAGTCACCGCAACCAACCCCATTGCCACTGGTTGTTTTAACACTTGCATTAAAATCACTTAGAACTCCTTGAACAATGTCCATTACATGTGTATAACCACCAGATAAGAGTTTTTGATAATCTTTTTTGCTAATTCCAGTTACTTGTTGTATTACTCGATCTTCAAACTTATTGCCGTGCATCTGAACTTCTGTCATTTTTAATACTCTGTCATTATCTCACATGTATAATAGCACATCAAGACATGTTAGTCAATAGTTTTTTTCATTTTTTTTCAATTTTTTTCAATTTGGCTAAAGTTTTTTACTTTTTCAAATTTTATCGTTTCGTTGAACTTGTCAAACAGGATATCACCCTTATGTGAAATCACAAAGACATTGTTACCGCCTAGTGTGTTCAACAACTTCAAAAACTCATCTGTGCCAGTCGCATCCAAAGAACTATCGAACACCTCATCAAGAATCAGTAGGTTGGTGTTGACGCTGTTCTTCATTCGCGCAATCTCTCTCCATGTAAACAGCAATGCAAGATCGACACGCATCTTCTCGCCTTCGGAAAATGATGAGTAAGTAAATCCTTCGCGCCCTCTAGATTTTATGTTCTCTTGAAAACGCTCATCCATGGTGAAGTTCACATAAAAATCCATTTCCTGTAGATACTTGTTAATTAGTTTATTCATGATCGGTAGATAGTATTTAATGATAGAAGTTTTTACTCCTGTATCCTTCAAAAACTGAGAGGCAACCACATAATAATTTTTGGTGTCTGTGAGCTCTTTTCGTTCAGCATCTAGTCTAGACATCTCTTTACGAGCAGTATTCAATTCTTTTTCTAGTTTCGAGACACTTTTATTATTAGATTCTGCATCTTCCATCTCCGTTTCAATCTCTTCAATACTCTTCTGAATGAATTCAAACTTATTTGTGTTGTTATTCATAACATTTCGTAAATTTAAAATGGAAGTTTTAGTTTCTTCAATTTTAGAAATGTCTTCGTTCACACCATTCAATTCTGCAGATAATTGTTTTACTGCTTCTTGAATTTCATTCTTCTTGACATCTTTTTCTTCAACGATGCAGTGTTTATGATCTGAGCCTATATTCTGCTGACAAGATGGACACACATCATTATTTGTAAACCAATCAATATCATTATCAATTTTATCAATATTATTGGATAACTTGTTTTCCAACTTTTCAAACTTTTTTCGTTTTGTAACGAGTTTGCTTTCATCTACAATAGTCTCCAACAATTCATCCAATTCAGTTTGCAACTTTTTGTTAGAATCTAAGTAACCAGACTGTTCTGCTTTCTTTTCTTTGATTTTTTTCTTAAAGGTATTGATAGCAGTTTTTTTGGTAGATTTTGCCTCTTCGATACTTCTTTCTTGCAATTCTATTTTGTAGTCTTGTACTTCTCTATTCTTTTCATTGTCAGACATTGATTCTTTCATCATTGCCATCTTGGCCTTTAGAATCTCATTCATCGATGAAAAGATTTTAATATCTAAAATATCTTCAATAATATCTCTTCTATCATTTGCAGATAGTTGCATGAATGGAACAAATGTAGCACTACCTAATATTACTGTCTGAGTGAAGGATTTGTAATTCAGTTTGAGAATAGTCTCTTCTAGGTATAATTGGCTATCTCTAATCTTAGAGTCTTGATCCAACATCTTACCATCTACCCATATTTCAAAAATATTTGGTTTGATTCCGCGGCGGACAAGATAGTTCTTTTTACCAATAGAAAAAGTAATTTCAATTACTGTATCTTTACTGTTGATAGAGTTGACTAGCTGAGGTTTGTTAATCTTTCTAAAAGATTTTCCAAAAAGTCCAAATGTCAATGCATCTAATATTGTAGATTTACCAGCGCCATTCTCACCTACAATCAATGTAGATGATGATTTGTTAAGTTGCACTTCTGTAAAGTAGTTACCAGTGGAAAGAAAATTCTTCCACTTGATTGTCTGAAATTCTATCATTATTCACCTCGCATAGCAGAGACATACAAGTCTTGCATAATGCTTTTCAATTTATTTTTATCTACATCAATTTCATAATTGTCGATGTAACTAGTAAGTAAAGACATAGTATCCTTTGTAGTATCCACATCACTTTGCTCTTCAAACTCAAAATCAGTTTCATCCACAATGGACAAATCTGCTACACCGGCCTTATATAAAGAATCCACAAACACATCAAACTTATACTGATCTGTTTTATTTGTAACGACAACTTTAATGTATTTGTTAGCAAATGAGGAAAGTTTATATTCTCTAGTTTCGTCATAAAAGATTTTATGAAACAATTGATGAGGATTCTTGATAAAGTCTAGTTCTAAAGTTTCTGTATCTAAAATATGAAATCCTTTGGCATCATTACAGTCATTCCAGTACATTTCATATGGAGAACCCAAATAATGAATATTACCTTGATTTGATTTTGTATGAAAATGTCCAGAACAAGTTAAATCAAACTTCTTAAACAATTTAATATCCATACCAGCTTCACACTTGATACCACGCATCATTTCAAATCCATTCAACTCCAGATGTCCTAGAGCAACAGTTGCTTTTGTTTTTTTCAGATGTTTGGTAGTTTGGTTTAAATTATCAGAATTTATCCAAGGAACAAGACACACATCAATCCCACCAGTATTAATAGTAGTGGCTTCTGTATAAACCTTGAAATCATCACCGAAAAGCTGTTCCATAGAGTTAATACGGTTTGTGTTCTTATAATACACATCATGATTACCAACAATAAAATGAGTGTCATACTTACGCATCTTCTCTATAAAGCCAATCTTCAATCCATCCAAAATGTTATAATTGATAAACTTGCGTCGATCAGTAACATCTCCAAGATGAATTACAGTGGTTATTTCATTTTCTTCTAGATATGGAAAAAAGATATTATCATAGAATTTCATAAAATACTCATGAAATAAAGCAGAGTCTCCCCTTGCCCCAAAATGAGTGTCAGTTATTAGGGCAATTTTCATGAAGGTTCCTTGTTGTCTCTTTTCTCTTTTGCTTTCTCTTTTTTCTTTCGTTGAGTCTCTTCAAAATCTGCAAGAAAATCATCCATATTACTCTGCAAGAATTCCATAAAATTATTCTTCACAGGAGTGCCGTTGGGGCCTTGCATGATTTCGTCAATCAGTTCTTGATTCTCCAAGGCCTTATACTTAACATATGTCTGCTTTTTCTCTTTCTGTATCCTTCGGATGAAGGCATAATAGATAATCTGCGTAAAATATGCAAATGGATTCTTAGACTTCTCTGGGTTGAAATTATCAATGTATAAAAGACAATTCTCAATACCATCTGAGATCATTTCTTCTTTATATGTATAGTTGATAAAATTGGGTTTGTATGAGAGATGTTGTGCAATCTTCATGATACATTCCCCTATGTAGTTGGGTACTCTAGGTCGTTCCGTATCTGATGCTTTTGCAGTCTCTACTGACTCTTTATACTTGGTCATCTCTACTAACAACTTTTTGTTGTCTACATAGTGATTTCTTGTTGGTTTTTTAGCCATATTAATTCCTCAATTCAATTACATAGATAATATCATAAAAATATTTGTCTGTCAATACAAAATAATTATTTTTTCTTATTGACAGCGTGCGAATCTTTTGTTACAATGGGTATGTGGACCCTTAATGATATACTTTATTATTACCTAACATCTTCATCATGTCTTCAATAGAATACTCTCCGTCTTCTTCTATGTCTGTTGCGGCTGGAGCGCTTGTCTGATTGATTTCTTCTGCGCCATCTTCGAGCAGGGCCTCTCTTCTTTTCAATATCATCTCGTAATGATCTACGATATCAGAAGCGGGAGTACTGATCGTCAAGACATTGAACGCCTCGATTTCAACGAAACTGTCTGCGCTATATTGCAACCAATCTATTAGTGTAGAATTAAAATCTCCAGTACTAGGATTCATGAACGATTTGATTTCAAAGGGGTCGTGCAATACTACTTTATTTTTATCTTTTTCATTCGCATAGGCTTTACATATAATAACTTCTTTTGTTGTAAGTCTTAAAAGTTTAAAGTCGTTCATGTATTTTCCTAACCGTAAAGTTTGAGTTCATTAATTTTAAAAGAAAACTTCTCTTCATTGTAAATATTTATGCGTTCATAAAAATGCCGTATAGCAAAATTCATATAATTCTTATGTCTCATATCATCTGCGATATCATATAAGACAGCTGAAGTTTTGTTATTTCCCTTTCTTAATCCTCTACCAATAGACTGTAAGTTTCTTATTCTACTTTTAGAAGGAGAAGTGAATACAACATTATGCAAGTTCCTTATATTTATGCCTGTTGAAAAGGTTCCATATGAAGCGACAATAATTGCATTGTCTTCGGTTTCTGTTGTGGCTCGGATTGCCTCTCTGGTTTCTGTATCAACTCCACCTGATACGAAGAAAACTTTTCTACCTTCTTGTGCGTGATCTGATATTAACTTATGTAATGGAATTCCATGTTTCTCTACAAAATTGTAAAGTACTAGTGTATTACCTTTTAAGTCTAATGTCAAGTTTTTAATAAATTCATTTCTCCTTGGATTAGTGACGATATATTCTACCTCATCAGCATATTTCATCTTTTTAATTTCTTTGCAAGTTTCTTCAGAATATTTTAAAACTAAACATTGAATTTTAAAATCGGCCAGAGTTTTATTGTCAATCAACTTTCTAGTAGATGTAACCTGTTTCGCTTCGCCAAACATTCCTGTCAATACAAGCTTGTGCGTCTTCGTTCCATCTAATGTTCCAGTTGTTCCGAATCTAAATCTGCAGTCAGTTAATCTGTCCATAATTTTATTGAGCGAGTTTGCTTTGAATAAATGACACTCATCTCCAATAACTACTCCAAACTGATCCCAATATTCTCTTGGCATTTTGTATATAGACTGCCAAGTAGAAATGATAACTTTCTTGTCGGAATGTTTATCTTGTCCGGCAAAAATCTTATGACAGTACTTTTCTACATTCCATCCATAATCTTTGAAGTCGCCATACATCTGTGCAACTAGAGATGTTGTAGGAACGATTATTAATATTTTTTTGTTTTTCACTTCTGGGTGCATATTATAAAAGCGAACTAGTGTATATATGATCAAAGATTTGCCTGATGCTGTTGGGGATAGCAAAAGAGTTCTGTTCTTTTTGATGGCATGGTATATGGCGTCTAGTTGATAATCTCTGTAAGAGATTGGTGCGCCCTGACTGTGCGGTTTTATGTACTTAGCCAAAGATTCTAAATCTT